TATGACAAATTTACCTGAACCGAATTTTATAGAAAGAAACCCAGAAATTATCACAAAAGAATGGATTGCTCTTTATGAGCAAAAATCAGGCAAAGTTCTGCAACCTGCTCAAATTGAAAGACTTATGGTTGATGTTGGTGCTTACCGAGAAAGCATTTTAAGAGTTGCAATTCAAGAAACTGCAAAGCAAAATTTGTTAAGCTACGCACCTTTAGACATTCTTGAGCATATCGGAGAGCCTTTAGGTGTAAGAAAACTTCTTGCTAATTGTGCTGTTACAACTCTCAAATTTTCTGTTGATGAACCATTGGATTTTGATTTTGAAATACCCGAATGTTGTGAAGTTGAAACAAAAGACGGACTTTGTATATTTCAGACAAAAGAAAATGCAATATTAAAAACGGGAGAAATTTTCGTAACCGTAGAAGCTGTTTGTGAAACATCAGGAATTGTCGGAAACAATTATATAATCGGCTCAATTAATAATCTTGTAACTCCATTGAGCTATATTTCATCAGTTGAAAATATAACAATATCTTCAGGTGGTGCAGATGATGAAAATGCCGACAATTTAAGAGAAAGAATCAGACAAGCTCCCGAAAAGTTTTCAAACGCAGGAAGTCGTGGAGCATATCGCTACCATACATTATCAGCACATCAATCAATAACAGATGTTGAAATATTATCACCATCACCCGGAGTGGTTAATATTTATCCTTTGACCGAAAACGGAAATCCAACCGATGAAGTTTTGGAAATTGTTCGTAAATACTATGAAAAAGACGGCATTAGACCATTAACCGACTATGTTCAAGTTTTATCTCCTGAAAAAATAGATTTTTCGATAAAAGCAGAGATTATACTTTATCAGGATGCGGATATTACAAGTGTTCAAACAACTCTTGAATCCAAACTGCAAGAATACAAAAAAACATTAGCTCAAAAATTAGGCAAAAATGTGGTTAAATCACAAATTAAAAATGTTTTAAGCAGCATTTATGGAGTGTACGATGTTCTTTCTCTAACACCTGAAAATATAGATATTGAAAGATACCAATGGGCGAATTTGGTTGATTATGATGTCAAAATAGGAGGTTATGCCGATGAATAGCCTAGCTCCTATAAACGACATTAATTTAAAAATATTTGATGAAATCTGTGAAGAACGTTTTAAAAAATTAGACCTTGATGTTTTGTTAGTTACTATCATTGACAATTTACCATCGGATGCGTTGCCGCATTTAGCAGAACAGTATCACATAACAGGTAACGAGGGTTGGCTACAAGCATTGAGTGAAACCGAAAAACGAAACCTTATAAAATCATCAATAAAAATGCATCGATACAAAGGAACAAAATATGCAATTGAAGAAATATTCAAGACATTAAATATCGTGGGTAATGTTGAAGAATGGTTTAGTTACGGTGGCAAACCTTATTATTTTAAAGTTATTCTTCAAATATTTAATCGTTCAATAAATGAAGAAACTGAAGAAAAGTTAAGAGCTTTGATTAACGAATACAAAAACGAACGTTCTTGGCTTGAACAAATCGAGTTTTACTTATCTTCTATCGGCAAACAATATATTTATGCTGCCACGATACAGCAAGAGACAGTCACAATAAATTCAAAGGAGTCTTAAATGGCTGAAGACTTTTACTCAATAGTTACGGATTACGGAAGTCAAAAACAATTAAATTCTATAAAAAACGGTACACCTTTTGATGTTCAAGAAATAGCTCTTGGCGATAGCGGTGGCACTTATTATAATCCGAGTCCATCACAGACTGCTTTAAGAAAAGAAGTTTGGAGAGGGATTATTCAAAAATGCGAATGGGATGGAAATAGATTTTATTGTTTAACAACAGTTCCTGCTGAAGTCGGAGGTTTTGTTGTCAGAGAAGCAGGAATTTACGATTGTGATGGAAATTTGCTTGTTGTTTCTAAATTTCCTGAAACAACTAAACAAGATCCGTCATCGGGTACTGTCAAAGAATTAACCATCAGAATTGAAATACAGCTTTCAAATATTGAACTTGCGGAATTGATAATTAATCCTGATATTCAAACTGCAACAAAGGATGAGCTTACTAATTTATCAGACAAAATTAATGCAGAATTTCAAGCCGTAGTTGAAAAAGGACAGCCAAACGGATACGCTCCTGTTGATAACAATGGTTTAATCCCAATTGAGTTTATTCCTGAAATTAAAACTAAAAGCATATTAACTCCTTTTTGTTTAAACTCTTGCAAGCTAGATTCAAAGGGAAATCCTGATTTGTTGAGTTGTGAAACCGTAAAAGTCGTTAAATACACATCAAGCACTTTAGGAGAATTCTATGTCGCACCTGATTTTGTTTTTGAAAAAGATGCTGTTGTGTATGCTGATACGGAATTAACGGAAGAGAAAGGAACAATTGTTGCTGTTGATACAAATACTTTATCTATTGCTTTTGGAGAGATAGGTTTATTAAGTGAATTTGATGATATTACAGGACATTATTCAAATTCGGTTACAGGCGAATTTTATGTGCAAGATACTTTGGCACTTGGGGTTGAATGTTTTGCCGATTCTGAATTTAGTGAAAGGATTGGAGTTGTAACTTATTTAAACCTAACAAAAATATGCATTAGTGAAAATGAAACTTATTCTTTAAACGGAAACGTAACAACTCATATTTATATAACGGCACATGCTCCATTTACTTATACAACAGCAGATAGTACAACACATAATGTAGAAAATAATTTAATTTTAGATGTTATAAATTTGTGTCCTGAATCGACTGATGAAACTAAAGATTTTAATTTATTTGTCAACAATGACAACGATGAATATTCATTAATAGCGTTATCCAATACTATTTTTACTCAAATGTTAGAGCCGACAAATTATAGCGTGAATGACATTTGGTTCAGAATTATTGAACCGTTAGCAAGCTATATTTTCTTGCTAAATATCTGGCAAGAAACCAATCTCGTTCCTATCGGAGTATTTACACTTGAAGGTGGCGAGAAATAAACCAAGAAAATTAAGGAGAAGAAAATGACAAAGTATTATTACAGTTACAACACAGAAGGGAATGCTTATTCGGGCAAATATCCCGCATTAAAAAATCCAAGACGGCAAAATGAATATTTACTTCCGTCAATGGCTACTTTTAAAGAGCCTCCTAAAACAGAAGAAAATGAAGTCGCAATTTGGAACGGTTCGGATTGGATAATTGAACCTGATTTTAGAGGTGAAACACAGATTAATATTGAAACACGAGAAAGTTCAATAATTGACTATGTTGGAGAAGTCAAATCAGGTTTTCAAAAAGTATCCGAAGAACTTGCACACGACATTTTGATAAATCCTGATAAATACAAAGTTATAGACAATCATTATGTAGATATTTCAGATACGGAAGAATACGCACTATATATCAAAAAAAAGGATCTTGAAATTAGAAAAAATGAAATTGAAAAAGAATTGTTAGAGTTAGATTCTAAAAGAATTCGAGCCATTTGCGAACCATCAATCAAAGATGAAACAACAGGCGAAACTTGGCTTGATTACTACAATATTCAGGTGTTACTTCTTCGGAATGAATTAAGAGAATTAATATAATTAAAAAATTTGCATCAAATGGAAATTATAAATTTAGTAACAAATGAAGTAAATCAAAATGATTACCACTTCAACAAATTTACTCAAGATAAAATAGGAATTTTATACATAGCCCCAATAAATATCGTACCTTACGATTGTTTAGCTTGTGACGGATATGTTCTTAAAATTATAGATTATAAAAAGTTATATTCAGTTATAGGTACTTTTTTTAATCAAGGCACAGAAGAGTCTGACGAATTTAGAATCCCTGATTACAACATCTCAAAAAGGTTTCTTCAACCGGGAAAAGATGTTGGAACAATATATAATGCAGGACTCCCCAATATTTGGGGTGAATTCAATCTCGGAGATTCCAATAATGTTTGGGGAAGTGGTGCCTTTTATGCAACGGGAAGTGGTAATTGGAGGAACGGAGGAGGATCTTCTTCCTCTGAAAGATATATCGGATTCAATGCATCTCGTTGTTCAGGAATTTATGGAGCATCCTCAACAGTTCAACCACCCTCACAAATTGTACATTACTGTATCAAATATAAATAAGAAAAATGGAAATTTTAAATCTAATATCTAATCAATTAAATCAAAATGGTTATTCGAAAAACATGCAAACCAAAGGAAAAATAGGAGCTATTTATATTTTCCCAACCTATTATACCCCTGATGATTGTTTTGCTTGTGAAGGCTATTCCCTATTAATTGTTGATTATCAAGATTTATACAATGTTGTAGGTAAAAAATTCAATAAATCTGATGATCCGGATGGAACATTTAGAATCCCTGATTACAACTTAACTAAAAGATTTTTGCAACCGGGAACTGAAGTTGGAACTCAAATTGAAGCAGGATTACCTGATCATAATCATACAGTTACAGCTTTTTGGTGGGATGGTTCAGGTGTTGCCGAGGAAGGAAGGGGAAATCCTGATTATGGACATCATCGGGTATTAACAACAACTAATGCATCAGCAAGTAACGGAATATATGGTAAATCAACAACCGTACAACCTCCATCTCAAATTGTACACCTTTGCATAAAGTACAAGTAGGTAAATAATGGAAATTAAAAATATAAAAACAAATACCATGAATCAAAATAGCTACACAGTAAATAAATTAACCCCCGATCAGATTGGTTCTCTAATCATTTACCCAGTTAATTATACTCATGAAAATACTCTACCCTGTGATGGCTATGTACTTTTAATTGAAGATTATCAATTACTTTATTCTGTGATTGGTAAGCAATTTAATGCAGGAACAGAGCAAGAAAATGAATTTAGGATACCTGACTATAATATTTCCGGACGTTTTCTTCAACCTAGTTCAAGTCCTGTAGCTAAAAAAGATGCCGGTTTACCCAATATTACAGGTCAATGGCACAACGTCGGAGTTGAGCCGGGCGCAGCAGGAGTTAGTGGTGCAATTGTAAATCACAATTGGGGAGGAAGTTTTTTCTATCACGCAAGCGGTCGTGGTGGTAACTTAGGAGGTTTTGACTTAAATGCATCAAGAAGTTCAGGAATTTATGGTGCTTCTTCAACAGTTCAACCTCCATCACAGGGGGTACATGTATGTATCAGATATAAATAAGGAGAACAATATGACATCACTAACTAAAATCTGTCTGCATTGGACAGCAGGAACAAATAGTCCAAATTCAACTGATTTAGAACATTATCACTTTTTATTTGATAAAGACGGCAAAGAATACAAAGGCACTTATACCCCACAAGATAATATTAATTGTTATGACGGAAAATACGCAGCACATTGCGGTGGTGGAAACACCGGATGTATCGGAGTTTCTTGTTGTGGGATGTATGGTTTTAATTTAAAAGATAAAAAAACAAAATATCCTCTAACTCAAAAACAAGTGGAGGCGATGTGTTCAAAGGTTGCAAAGCTATGCAGTTTATATGGAATTACAGTTTCAGAAAAAACTGTTTTTACACATTATGAGTTCGGTCAATCTCATCCTAAAACTTCAAGCTACGGGAAAATTGATTTCACATATCTTCCGTATTTGCCAAATCTACAAAAAGAGAGAATTGGCGATTATTTAAGGAACAAGATTCAATGGTATCAAATTCAACAAAAGAAAGGAAAATAATATGAGTATTTTATCATTTATCAAAAATTGGAAAGACTTCAGCACTATTTGGGCTATAATTCAACCCTTTATTCTAAAACTGATTAAAAAGAAAGTTCCGACAACGATTACAAAACTTTATGAAAATCTTGCAAAATATACACAGCCTGCGATTGATAGCTTATTTAAATTAAAAGGAAAAATCCAAAACTCTCCGAACGAACTTGATGATTATTGTTTTAATCAAGGCGTTAATGCGATTGAATCATTTGCAAATTATTTGCTGGAAACAGTTAAGACATTAAGAGCATAAGGAGTTTATATGTATTGGAAAGATATGCTGAATGTGCAAAATGTTGAAAAAGGTTTTTTCTCCTCCTCTAATCCCTATGGTATCCCTGATTTAAAGCCGGATGAGTTCGATATAAAAGAACTCATCCCCTACAGGGTTGATAAAAACAGGAATGGAACGGCACACTTCTTTTTAGATGATTATCGTTTTGAGAGATGTTGGAAAAACGCAGACTCACAGCTTGCAGTTTTAAAACAATACGATGGAGTATTATCTCCTGATTTTTCGATGTACACGAATTACCCCGAAGCTTTCCAAATCTGGCAAGTTTATAGGAACAGATGGTGTGCAAGATATTGGCAAGAAAACGGAATAAAAGTTATTCCGACAGTCAGTTGGTCTGATGAATCAAGCTACAAATATGCCTTTTTAGGCATTCCAAAACATTCAGTTGTTGCTATTGGAACAGTTGGAGTTTTGAATGATAAAAACGCTATAACCCTCTTTATACAAGGTTTTAAAGAAATGTTAAAACAACTTGAACCAAAAGAGATTTTGATTTATGGAAACAAACTGAGCGAACTTGACGGATATAAAAACCTCCGTTGGTTCGAGCCGTACATGAATAAATTTAAGAAAGCGAGGTCATAATGGGTGGTCGTGGTTCAGGTGGTGGTAGAAGCGGAAAAGCATCTGCCGGTGGTGGAACAATGAAAAAAGATGAATTGATAAATTTATACAATAACATTTCAGGAAATCCGTCATACACGGTTGAAGAGAGAGTTCGTGCAATGTCATCAATAAAAAAAGAAATTGATAATATTGATGCCAAAGAAAAACCAAAAGAAAAAACAACTCAAGAAAAGAGACTGGAAGCTCTTGCTAAAGCTCGTGCAAAACGTGCAGAAAACAAAAAGAACGGAATTAAACCCGAAAAGAAAGAAAAAGACTCAAGAAGAACGAAAGCTAAAATGTCTATGGATAGCACAGTTTCAGACCTTAAATATAATTTGAGGCGAGGAGTTGAATCAGACGGATATATTTCAAATTCTGATTTCAGAGTTGAAGATTACGGAAATTCCGTCAGCGTTCAAATCAGATATTTAGGGAAGTGGAAAAATCCATCTCATGCACGCTATGAGGAAGATTACGATTGGCAGGAACTTCGTTCTTCAAGTGGCAAGCAGATTGATAAAGTAATAAAGAAAATGTCAAAACAATCAGGTCGTAAAATCACTTGGAGTACAAGCGAAAAGAATTGGATTGATATTGATATTCCAAAAATGAAAGGAGACTAATTTATGGGAGGTCGTGGTTCAGGTGGCGGTAAAGCAGGAGGAGGCAAAGCCTCATTAGGTGGTGCATTCTCTGATATCAGAGCTAATAATAACAGGGATTTTAATGAACAAATTAAAAGTAAATTATCTGAAATGACTGATAAAGAATTAAATAGAGCTATAGTTAACACAAAAAATCAGATGAATAATGAAACCGTTAAACTTGCTCTTGAACAAAACAAATTGAGAAAAATGAATGAAGAATTTAAAAAGGTCAACATGAGTGATAAGGACTACGAATCAAAATCACTTGCATTGGAGAAACAAATTTCAAAAGTAAGCGAAGCTCAATCACGAGCAGATATTCGTACTCAAATTCATTATTTGGCAATAAATGAAAAATACAATGTCAGAGATAAACAAGCTACTAATAATATAAAATCAATGACAAACGGACAGCTTAATTCGTACTACCATAAAATGTACAATACAAGTTTGAAAAGTGCCAAAAGAATTAAAAATACAAATAGTCCAAAAACAAGATCTAAATATGAAAAGATTTTTAATGAAAGCAGTAACAATTTTGAAAAAGCTAATTCCGAGCGAAAAAGAAGAGGTCTCGGAGTTGGTAACGATGTTAAAAATTGGTAATTGTGTCTGAATGATACGAAATAATCGAAATAGACTTTAAATTCAGCAATAGTCGAGTGATGAATATGACTGTACTTAATTAAAGGAGGTCATTATGACAACAATTACACCTGAAGAAGCATTAAAAAGTAAAAAGAACTTTGAAGAGTTTACGGCTGATTATTATCCGCCAATTGTAACTTCAACATTAGCAAGTTATCCAAAAGCTGATGGACAAACCGTTATATCCATTTGTGATTTAACACAGAAAATGGAAACAATGGTTTCGCTCTTGAATGAACTTGAGAGTTTAAATCTAAATAAAGCTCCGTTTATCGTTTGGTATGTAACTTCAGAGAAAGAAGAATTGGTAACGGCAGCAAAAGCATTAAATCATTTTGCGATTAAAGGCATAAAAATATTTATTTTTAAAGCCTTTTTGAATGGCGATAAAATGGGCTTTGAATGCCTTTTGAAACCCAATTTAAATTTGAAAACAAAAAGAGAGGTAAACCTCAATACTCCTTCAAAACTCTTACAAAAAAGTTATTGGGGAAAATATATAGAAATCTGTGATTTAAGTGAAAATCCCGATATGCAAATAAAAGAGGCTTTGCCGCAACATTATCAAAATATTTCAATACAGAAAAGCGGAGTACAAATTTTACAAACCGTTAATACCCAACGCAACTATGTTGCTTCCGAAATTGCAATTAACAATAATAAAGACTTGTTTGAGCGATTATTGGAACATAAAGAAGAAATAGAAAAGGAAATCGGACATTTGGAATGGGATTCAAAAGAGAATAACAAATCTTCTAAAATCCGCAAAATCTTTGAGATTGATATTAATAATTCAGATAACCATGAATGTGCAATTAACGAACATATAAAAATGAGTGCCGAATTAAAAAATATTGTTCATAAATACCTATAAGAGGGGGAGTTCCCCCTTTTATAGACAAATAGATTGTAGAATACAGTTTAATTCAAGGTAGGATTGAAATATGAAAATTATTATACGAAATAGACGGAATTATGAAGATAAACAAGAATTAACAATTTCTGAATTTAAAATTAAATTTAGTAAGGAATTAAGCTCTGCACTTCAAATTTATACAAATAATCGAAAACAAAAGGATATGATAAAACCTCTGTTTATGAACATAAATACCGATTATAAATCAGAATTTTATAGTGATTTGCGTTGGAATTTTAATACCAATTCAAACTCTAAATGGTATATTGATAGAATAAAATAAATTTAATTAAAGGCTTCTGACGGAATTTTAGGAGCTTCCACTTCAGCGATTATAGAATAAACTTGCTGAAGTTCTTTTTTCGTCATTCCTTTAGAACAATTAATTGAATAATACCCTGTTGATGCACCTAAATATGCAACATAAATAAGATTGTTGTCCCTTCTTACCAACATATTTACTCCATTATCAAGAGTTAAGGTATCTTTAATCGGATAATTATTGTAATCACCACTTATATCAATTTTATTATACAAATCTTCCGTGGTCTTACGAACAACAACATCTCGGAACTCATCAAGCGGGTATGTAACTTCAATCATATCTTTCATCGCTCTAACTTGTAAATTTGACAATGTCAAAGGAAATTCAAAGCCGGCAATTTTTCCTGCACACTCTAAATTATCTCTACAATCTGTCCAAGGATTTGGCATCCTTATTAATATCTGAGGCTTTTGTGTACAAGCAGAGAGCATAATTACACAACATAATAAATAAAATATTTTTAAACTTAACTTATACAGATTTTTCATAAGTTGATACTACAACAAATTATTTAAAATCACAATGTGTCTGAATGATACGAATTGAGGCAAAAGAGTTGAATAATCACCACACCTATTCGATTAATGTTTGTGTAAAACAAAACAAAAGGAGCAACAATATGAAAACAATTTCAAAAATTGAAGAAATCAAAAACAAAGGCGTAAAACTTGAAGATGTTGGAATTAACAGAACATTTTACTGGGCATACATAAGGACTCAAGAAACAACCAATAAAATCATAGATTTTGCCGATGTAATTTGGGAAAATGATATTGAAGGCATAATCAGTAATTGTAAGGAATTTGGACTTAATGAAATTACAATTTCATCTAAATTTTCAAGCCTAATTGACATATTAGCAGAATTTAAAAAACAAGGAGCTAAAGTAAAAGGTTTAACCAAAGTAACCTCACGATTTATTGATTGCAGAACCCAAGAACCCGAAGTTCTAAATGCTATTAAAATTGAAATTTAGATTGTGTTGAAATGATACTGAATAGTCTTTAATCACTTGAATTAATGACTATTCAGAGGCATTAATGTCAATGTAAATAAACGAAAGGCGGTACATTATGACAGTAGAAAATTTAAAAGATTTTGACAGAACATTATTTGGAACAAAGATTGTAAACTTCAATACTCAAAAATTAGGTTTAATCCTTTATACTTGGACAAACGTTTATGCCGATGCACATATCCCATTTGCAACATGTGTTGATGAAAACGGCAAAAAATACAATGTATCAATGGATGACATAAGAGCAATTGAAGATTTAGATGAAGACGAACTTCAAGAATTAGGCTTAAAGGTATAAGGAGATAAACTATGAAATTAAAAATTATATTTCAAAAAGACAAATATATTGTTGGAATTACTGAAGACGGAAAACTATTCGAATCATACGGAAACACATATACAAGAAATATCCTTGGAGCAGCAGGGTTGTATATTCAAGAATTACAAGCAGAAATTGCAAAACTGAAAGGTAAAAATTAATTATGAAAGTCGAAGAGTTAATTAAACAATTAAAAAAATGCAATCCCGATGCGGATGTTGAAGTTATCGATATTGAAGGCAATTACAGCTGTGATTTATTACAAGTTGAAGATAACGAAGACAGAGTATATTTTTATGTAGAGTTATAAAAAAAGCTCTAATGCAAATCAACAAACATTAGAGCAAAGAAGTGATGAATATTTTACATTTCGACTATTTAGGGAGTGGATGTTTTTTGGCTTTTTTTAATTCTTTTCTTATTACTGCCTCAACGTGTCTTTGAGATAATTCACATTCAATAACTAAGCGATTTAAGGTCATTTTTGTGCCGTCATATTCTTTTATAATGTAACGCTCTTTTATCTTTTTTAATGCGTGTTTTGGAATATTTACTATCAATCCCGGTAAACAAAAAATTAAGGTCAAAGCGGTTTTAATCCCTGCACATTGTGCAACGAATTTTAAGTCATCGTTTGGCATATCTTCAATTGTAATATTTTCCATCCATGGCTTAAATTCCATAGCTCTCCTCTTGTTATTTATACGGTCTCGTCAGTTGGAGCCTTACTCCAAGACGGTCAGCTTGCACTGTTAGCCGACCGTTTCGACCTGTTAGCCTGCCATTGCCATTGTTGGCATTGGAGTAAGCATAGATTCAAAGTCTTGTCGCAATTTAGAAAGAATTGCGATTTGTCCCTCAATTACCTTGCAAGCAATTTCTCTTTCCTTTGCCATACTCCAGTTGTCTTTATCCAGAGTCGCATCAGCAAACTTCAATTTTGCATCATAGAGTTGGTTCGTAAGGTTATCTGACATGTTGTTAATTAGTGTCATAATTGCACATTCTTTCGGTTCTTCAGGGGCGATTTCCCCGAAGAATTGCTTGCTTACCATTTTTGAATTGTCATTTTTTTCTGAATTCATTTTTTCTCCTTCTATTTTTCTACTACTCAAAGTGTGGCCGCACTCTTCTTTATTTTTAAATTCTTTTTTATAGCCTGTAGAGCCTGAATAACCTTACAGGCTTTGGCTTTAGTTAGGAACATAACGTCATCAACTTTAAACTTGGATTTTAAAAACTTTCTAAGGGATTTTTTTGCAAACTCGTCATTGTCGTGATAACAAATCTCACGCCATATACCTTCAATCATTCGAAGTTGTGCATCGCTTGCCATATTATCGCTACGATGTAAAGTTTCATATTTTTTTAAGCGTTTTTCCCAACGGTTTATAGCAACAGCTTTTTCTTCCAAGATTTCAATAAAAATAATCGCTTCTGTATAGGTTAAATTTTTAGAAGTCTGAACATCAAAAGATTTAAGCATTTCACGATATAAATCGTCATCTAGTCCAAGAGCATTTTTTAATGTATGTATTTTTCTAATTTGAGAAGTCGTAGCCATATTCGATTTTTATATCCTCAAGTTGAAGTTCTCTACCATGTTTTATTCCGATTTGAACTCCCAAGATAAAGATGGCAAGGGCGATTAAAAAAATATATAATGCGGTAGAGTCGGGTCGGAATAAAAACTTACCGAAGTATCTATTTCTCATAATTTAACCTCCACTACACCATCAATAACTTAGAAGTATGTTTAATCACAGCATTATCGACCTCAGCTTTGCCGTTAAATTTGGCAATGCTAATACTGTGAGAAATAAGATGTTCCAATCTTCTTGTATTACCACCTGAATACTGAAGATAGGTTTCAGCCAGTTCGGTATTTTGCTCAATGGTTTCAAGGATTTTTATTACATCCTGAATGAGCAAGCTATCAATTATTTTTGTGTATTTTACTCTTGAATACAGTTGGTCATATTGGTTGTTATAACCTTTTAGGTTTTCAAGTAAAATACCTCTTCCGATTAACAGGACACCAACGCCTGTTTTATCGTGAATTCTTCTAGTAATTTCTAATGCTCGGTACGGAAGATTTTCAGCTTCGTCAATGATTAATAATCTTCCTGACTGATTTAACTTTCTTACAACTTCGCCCATCAAATCATAGACAGAGCCTTTACCTGAAAGTCCAAGTCTTCTGTGTATTTCCTTTAAAAGAGATTTTGCCGTATAGCCGGAATCACTTTCTATTAATATTGAATCCAAGAATTCTTGAGTGTATTTTTTTACGGCAACGGTTTTTCCCAAGCCGGCACGACCTACACAAACTCCGATTTTACCTTGCGTATGGCATAAACGAGCTATTTCGGAAATGTATTTTACGATAGATATATTTACGAACGGCAAATCGTTTTCTACGGCACGTTCACGTTCCCTTTGAATAAAATTATTTATTGCATCGGTAACTTTGTCATTCTTACCGTTATAAGTACCGTTTAACCACATACTAATTGTAGATTTTGCAAGTCCTGTTGCAGTTGAAATATATGCGGTACTATAACTATTCTTTTCCATTAAATCTCGAAGTTCGGCTCTAATATCCATAAGCAACTCCTTTTTCAGCTAAATTGTTATTCGAGAGGGCATATTTTTTCTTCATATTTATTCCCTCTTCCTCAAGGATTTTGTCTGTTTCAAACAAATAAAGTGTTTCCTCATATTGAGGGTTTTTATCAAGAAAAATAGACAAATCCTGTCTGCCAAATGCTTCCATCTCTTTGTTTTTGCGAATTGCCTCATCCATTTTGGTATTGGCAATTATGGAAACATTTGTTTTCTCTTTTGGTTTTGAATCCTTTATTACGGAAGAATATGCGACCTTATAATTGTCACAGATTTCTTCAAGACCGATTTCACGATTTTGTTTTATGTATGATTTTGCTACGTTCAAATGGCGTTTTTTAGCTGCCATTGCTTCCTTAAATTCTTCTTTTGATATTTCATTTGCGTGTAATGCAGCCACAGCCTTAACTGCCGTAACTTTACCGACAAATTCTTCGTTATCAGCCCTGAACACCCAAGCCTCTTTATAGTTTTGAACATCTCTACGGAGATAAACTTTTAATCCCGTTTTTGACATCATCCAATCTGCCCAGTAAGTAATACCGAATTCGCTGTCTTTGATGCCGTTTCTTCCGATAGTAAAGTTCTTTGATGTCCTCATACAGAACAGTTTTAATGCATCACGTGAGGTTGTAATCTTACCTTCAAATTCCATATCAAATAATTCATCAGGGGATAAGCCTTGCAGGTTTTTACCTCGTGATGGTTTTTTATTTAAAATATTGATAACGAAATCATCAAAGATAGTCTTAAACTTTTCAAACGGAATTATTTTTCCGGCTTTTATTTCTTTTGCAAGTTTCTCTGGTCTTTCGACAACATTGCCGCCACGATAACCAACAGAATGTTTTGAGATTAATTCTTTAATTTTCAAGAAGTCTCTTTCTATTGGTTTAGTCTGTGCATTATACGGTAATGCAAAATGCACTTGAACATTTAACTCATCAAGCATAGATGTTGTTCTTGATTTGTTCGTATCTATTTTTATAACTTGTCTGCCTCCGGCAAAATCTTTACAACGATAATCTTTACCGTTATCAATAATTACATCTTCAGGTAAACCAAAGGCTTCTGCTGCGTAGTAGAATGCCTGAAATATTCTGTCAGAATTCGGACTACCGCAAGCTAAAAGCCAACCGAGCCATTTGCCTGATTTGTAATCTCGCCAAGCCGTAACCCAAGGAAATACGACATTGCCATCCGGTCCAAGACAAGCTACATCAATTTGAGCGTGGTCTGATACCCATACTTTGCCGGATACCACGTTAGAATAATCTCTCTCAACATATCTCCCATATTTTCTATTCCAAGCAGCCTGTCCGTATCTCGCAAGATAAATACAGTCTTTGGGAACTTCCCGTTCTAATCTGCGAAGAAACGTTTTAGGACTTGGAAATAATATTTGGCTTAAACCTTGTTTAATCTTTTTTGCATACCCAAATGTTGCTTCCCAACAAGATTGCAATGAGGGAGCACCCTCTTTTAAATAAAGTGACTTAAAATAATCGAAATAATCATTAGCAACAACTGTTCTGCCGGAAGTATTTCCATATCTCGATAATAATCCGCTAACACCATATTTACTGTATCTTTCTCTCATTCTTATTATTGAAGAATATGATGTTGAAATATTATTTTTATCACTATTCCAAGATATCACAAATTCTTGTAATCTCTTCCCTCTATATCCTTTACTTGCTTGTAAAATTTCACTATACTTATCTGCTTGATATCGTGACCAAATGGGAGCTTCAGAATATTTTTTCAACTCAATTACATTATCGTCATTTAACTCTCTTTTTGCTTTTTGAGGTAATGATGAACTGTGAATAAAAATTTTTTTACGACCATTAATGTGTTCAATTTTGTAATTAAATTTGCCTTTGTAACAACGATTTTTTACGGTTTTTTCCGTTACATTTAATAAATTACAAACTTGTGAAATCGTAAACCAAGATTGAGTTTCTAGTGGCATATCCTTGTATACCTCTCAATTTTGATATGAAAAATCTTTTCAATTAAAAAAATATCACAAGGATAGTATCTTTTAACCCCTGAAATATGCTTACTGATTACACTTAATGAAACATGTAATGTTTCTGCAATTTCTGTCGGTGTAGTATCTAAAAATACCAACAAAATTTTTAATAATCTTTTTCTGTCTTTTTTTTGAATGTCATTCATTTTTTGCTTCCTTATACTTGAAAATTGCTACATATATATTTCAAGTTTTATTAAGCGTTTTTATATAAATTAAAGTCAGAATTTTTGCACCACAACTAAGCCTGTATAGGCTTTGATAGGGAAACAATTAACTCATAAATTTATTATATTTATATATTGAAAATATGGAATACTGCTTAATTTTGGCAGGGTTAAATATTTGACCTTTAAAAAAAGTCGAACGAAGCAATAACAATACAAAAATAATTTTCTAATGAATAAAAATCCTTTGTAATGCTTAAATAATCAGTATTTGAAAATTAACAAGAAATTGACCATTAAATATTAAGAAATATTAAGAAATTAGATTGTTTTTTAAATCAGAATACAATTCCTCGAAACTTTTTTCTCTTCGCCAAATACTTTCTGCCAATCTTTGATACAAATAAACTTCATTCTGATTATGACTTTCAATTCTTGCTAGATAACAATATATTTTTTTAAATTCTTGCTCTTCTTCCTTTGTAAAATTGTTCTCTCGTTTTGCTTGTAGAGGTTTCTTTGTTACAAAAATTTTGTTATTGTAGTTATAAAAATACGCATATTTCTCAAAAAACTTTCTGAACCTGAATTTTTGTGGATTTTTACAGTAATGGTTAACTAACTCATCTAATTGTCTTTCATAAATCAAATTCCGAAATATCTTGTAAAAATCCGCAATGCAATTATCCCCGACACCCGTTAAATATGAAACTTTTATTGTTGGTAATTCTGCACAAAAACTTCTCATTATTAAATCAACAGTTTCGGGAGCATGATACATGAACATCAATTTTAAATTTTTAGATTCAATTCCGTTTTTAGTTGGTAATTCTTCTATCACAGAATAAATTCCGTCTTTTTCTTGAAGTTTATTTTCGTTGATTAAAAATAGTAAAATCACTTCTAAAACAGAAGGTTCGATATCCATCAATTGTGTAATATCGTTAAGCGTACAGTTTTTCAATCTTTTGCACAGTTTTAAAATTCTGTCTTTCATTTAAAATTCCTTTCAAAATATATTCGTCTAACTCTTTTAAATCATTTGTTTCCGATAATTTTTCGAGCCGTTCTATTAATTTAATCAACTGTCGGAACTGATTTGTTCGTGTTGCAAGATAGTTAACAGCATCAGGTGTAAAGTTTAATTCGGTTAATTGCTCCAATATTTCCCTGATATCTTCTTGATTAAAATGTTCAAATTTTAATTTCCGATAAATCCTGTCCTCAAAGTGTTTAAACCTTGCAATCTTTTTATCCATCATCCCCATTCCGACAAGCACTATTGGAGTGCCGCTGTTGTCTTGAATATCCCGTAAAATTTCAATTACGTTTTTATTTCCGATAAGATAATCTGCTTCGTCAACAATAATTATTTTCGGCTCTTGCTTTAAATGTTTTAAAATCAAACTGTAATTTTCCTGCATTAGATAAAAAGGTCGTTCTCCGAGTTCTTCAACAATTCCTTTTAGTAATCCGTTTTGGGTAATTTCATTGTTTGCTCGGATGTAAACGGCATCATTCCTTACCGCCCACCACATTATGGAATGTGTTTTACCCAAGCCATGTTCGCCATATACTAATGCCAACTTCGGAATGTTTGGCGGAAGTTTTTGCAACTTATCCATTAAAGTTACAAAGTTTTTCACATTTTTTGTTTTTACAAATACGTTTTTCATAATTTAATCTCCATACATATTTATATATTCATCACTTTTCATATAGCTGACTAACCACTTTCTGTCTTCTTGATTTGTTGTTCCGTTGCTCATAAGCCATTCAAATTTTTCATAATTCGAATTAAAAAACGGTCTGTTCATTTGCTGTTCACGAGGTGTTCGCTTACGTTCTTTTTTAGGTTTTTCTTCAATTTGTTGTTCAAATTCTTCTATTTCTAAAACAGGCTCTGCCTCAATTTCCAAAAGCTTAATTTCTTCTTTAGGGAAGGTCTTTTTAACTTGTTTAATCAGCCTGTGTTTTAATTGTTGTTGCTTTTGGTACTGATACTTGTATTCTTCCATTTCCTTGACTGTTCCAAGAACTCCCGCCATCGGATGAACTTTTTGAACCCTGTGAGCTATGCATAAAAACTCACCTTTTGTTGAATA